AGGTGGCAGGAGAGGTTTGCGAGGAACTTGAGCGAGAGGGGCGTTTAACACCCGAAAATCTCGTTGAAGTGAGCAAAGATGAAAACGCACCGTTACATAACGAATTTGAGTGGAACGATGCCACAGCGGCGAAAAAGTACCGCCGTTCGCAAGCGCAGTTTATCATTCAAATGCTTGTCGTGAAATCGTCCGATGATGAAGAAGAAGAAAAGAAGCCGCCTGTAAGAGCATTTTTCGCTATCGACAAAGAACGCAGAAACTATGAAAGCGTTGTTACGATACTGGAAAGCAAAGACAAAACAGCTACTCTGCGTGAACAGGTTGTCAAGGAACTTGCTTGCTTTTACGGCAAGTATCAGGCAATTTTTGACGGCGATTTGGCGAAACTCGGTGAGGAGATACGCAATGTCATTACTCCCGATTGAGCAAGAGCAGGCGTTAGAAACTCTGACAATTCTTGTTGACACGAGGGAACACGAAACAACCGAAGCAGTCCGTAGGTGGTCTGCTTTCGGCAAGCCGTGGCGAAAAGAGAAACTTGACAGCGGAGATTATTCCGCCGAACTTCTCTTGCCGAGCGGCGAAACTTGGCGTGTACCCTGCGTTATCGAAAGGAAAATGAATTTATCTGAAATCTGCGGTAACTTTGGCACAAACCGAGGACGGTTTATCCGAGAATTTGAGCGGATAAAAGAAAGCGGCTTGAAATGCTATCTGCTGATAGAAAATGACAGTTGGGAAAATGCGTATGCAGGACGGTACAATTCGCTGATGAAGCCGAAAGCCCTCATATCGAGTTTAACGGCGTGGTCGGCAAGATACAATGCTCATATCGTTTTTTGCAAAGACCGCACAACACCAAAATTGATAGCGGAGATACTGTACCGAGAAGCAAAGGAGATTTTAAAAAATGGCGATTGGTGATGAAAATAAATTTGACGGTGAAAAGGTAAGGCTCGACCTTGTTGAGCCGAGCCTTATCGAAGCAATAGGCAAAATCAGAACATACGGCGTTAAAAAGTATACCGATGAACAGTCATGGAAGAAAGTTGAAAAGCCAAGATACATAGCGGCGGCTATGCGACATTTTGAAGCATATCGCAAGGGCGAAATCAACGATGCCGAAAGCGGTATGCCGCACTTATGGCATTGTGCTTGTAATCTTATGTTCCTTATCGAGCTTGAAAAAGAACAGCAAACAAAGCAGACCTTCAGCGATGGGTTTGAGCTTGACAACGAGGTAAAGTGCAAGCACTGCAAGTATCACAGCGAGAAAACACAGCATTGCATACGCAAAGCAGAAGTCACAGACGATAACTATTCGTGCGGAATGGGAGCGTTGAGAAAATGAGCGTATGCAGATATTGCGAAAAGCGGCATATCGGTTGTCATAGCACTTGTAAAGAGTATATCGAGGAAAGCAAAATCCGAGAAGCCGTGCGTGAAGACAGAAGAGCAAGAGTTTTGTTACGAGAGTATTCTCGTGAAACTCATCGCCGATTAACAAAGAAAGGCAAAGTCTGATATGGGAACGGTATTTAAAGACCGTGTCGCAAAAGGTCTTTGCGGTTACTGCGGAAAAGAAAACGATAATTTGCCGTTAAAATACTGCAAAGCTTGCGCCGAAAAGCGAAGTCAACAATACAAGCAACGCAAAGAATATTACGAGCGGCACGGTTGGTGCAACGTTTGCGGAAATCCCGAAAAAATGGAAAACGGAAAAATGTGCTATCATTGTTGGGAAGTTGCTTACAATGCCCGACAGAAACGCAAAAAGCCTATGACGGACGAGCAACGGCAGAAAGCATATCAGCGAAACACTGAAAAAAGGAGAAAACAGCTTGAAAACGGTCTTTGTTGGTATTGCGGTAAAAGAAAAGTCCTTGACGGTAGGAGAGAGTGCATCGACTGCTACACGAAAAGAAAACGCAGGGCTGTGCTGATTTACGCAGAAACGAAAGCCAAAAATGCGGCAATTCGAGAAGAACGCCTAAAAAATCATTTATGCACGAAATGCGGAGAGCCTGCAAAGGACGGATATAAGGTCTGTGAACGGCATTATCAGATAAGCATAAAAAATCAGAAAAGAGCTAAAGAAGCAGTAAGAAAAATGCTTGACAAATGGGATTAAATACGCTATAATTAAAGCATAACGAGTATTGCAATGGGTTTCATATTTTTTACTCCTTTCTTTATTTGTTTCACGGCGTTATTAAGAGTGGTGGCTTAATGACGGCGACAACTTAATAACGCCCGAAAAGCCGCTTACTGTCCCACCACGACAGCAGGCGGTTTTTTTGCACCGAAAAAGGAGGAATACGGTGTGATTTACGAGTACATAGCGGAAGAAATCAAAGCACGGGTAAAAATCGGCGATGTGCTTTTTATGTATGGTTTTTCGGCAAGCCCGAACAGCAAAAAAAGAATCCCCTGCCCGTTGCATAACGGCAAGGATAACAACTTTAGTTTTACGGACAAAATATATCACTGCTGGGTCTGCGGCGAACACGGAGATGTGATAAGCCTTGTTTGCAAGCTGTTTAGCTTGTCTTTTGCCGAAGCCTGCGTAAAGATTAACCTTGACTTCGGGCTTGGCCTGCCGTGCGGCGAAAAAATGTCGTTGCGTGATAAATACAGGCTTGACAAAAAGGCAAAAGAACGCAAAGCAATGGCTCTTGCGGAAAAAGCTGAAACAGAACGAATTGACAACGAATTTTGGGATGCCTTGCACGAATGGAGCAGACTTGACAGGCAGTTGCGTGAACACAAACCAAAAACGCCCGATGAGCCATTGCACCCGTTATTTGTAGAAGCATTGCAGAAAATCGGCTATGCGGAGTACAAACTCGACATAGCAGAAATGAGGAAAAACAAAAATGATGGACGATAATCGCATTCAGACTATCACTGCTCCCGAACAGCTATTTGACACGGAATTGCTTCTTGATGTGTTCGATGAAGAAAACCCACCAGAAGAACAGGCAAGGCTTGTTTCCGTGATGAGCATAAAAGCAAGAATGCTCGGCGTATATAAAGAATTTGCGACAACGATAAAAGCGTTCCAGAAGGCGCAACAGAAGTTAGCCAACGAGTATCAGCGGATAAATGCAAAGCAAAACGGCGGTATGATTTTGGACTTTGCGAGTGATGGAAAACCGCTTGCAACGATTGACAATTTCGTACAGGTGATTGAAAACGACAGCAAGTTTGATAATCTGCGGTTCAATCTGTTAACCGAAAGCCCCGAAAAAATAATTGACGGTAATGCGGAGCGGTGGACAGACGCAGACGACGCTGAATTACGGCGGTACATAGAAAAGAAGTACAAATTCCACTCGGCGCAGAAAAGCGATGATGCGCTGAGGATAGTCCTCAAAGGTCGGCAGTATCACCCGATAAGGCAGTTAATCGACCATTTTGAGTGGGACGGTGTGAGCCGCATAAACACGTTCCTCACGAAGTGGACGAAATGCGATGATAATGAGTATACAAGGGAAGTATCACGCTTAATCTTTTCGGGCGGCATACATAGACTGTATAATCCTGGTTGTAAATTTGACGATATGGCAGTCTTTATCGGCACAAGGCAAGGAGAAGGCAAATCAACGCTGATACGGTGGTTGGCTTTAGATGATAAGTATTTTACAGAGGTTTCCGAGTTTGACGGTCAGCGTGGCATTGAAGCCCTTGAAGGTGCGTGGATTTGCGAGGTAGGCGAAATGTTAGCTATGGTAAAAGCACAGCAACAGGAAGCGGTTAAAGCATATCTGACACGCATTAACGATAAGTACAGAAAGCCATTTGACAAGCGTGTGACAGAACACCCTCGGCAGTGTATCTTCATCGGCACGACAAACAAAGCGCAGTTTCTCACCGACAAAACAGGAAACCGTAGATTTTATCCTGTTGTCGTACACCAGTCGGGATATGACCTGTTTGAACACGAAGAAGAAATTAAAGCCGACATAAAGCAATGTTGGGCGGAAGCGTTGCACTTGTTCAAGCAAAACAAACTCCTGCCGTATGCCGACCGCAAGCTGATTGATGTTATCCGCAAAGAACAGGCAAACGCTGTTGAAGATGATTACCGTATCGGTATGATTACCGAGTACTTGAACGGCAAGTCGGAAGTGTGCGTTTTGCAGATATGGCAACACGCCTTGAATATGGGCGAATTTTCCAAACCGACCAAAAAAGACAGTCAAGAAATTGGCTTGATAATGCAGAACCTTGAAAACTGGAAAAAACAGCCGTATCCAAAAACCTTTGCAGGCTTCGGCTCACAGCGATGGTGGCGCAGAGAGGGTTCTGCGGATATAGACAGCTTTGACGATATAGAACTTTAAAAAAATAACAAAGGAGAAAAAATTATGAAAGTTTTAGTTGCTTGTGAGGAAAGTCAGCGTGTATGTGTTGCTTTTCGTGAAAAAGGACACGAGGCTTATAGCTGTGATGTGCAAAAGTGTTCGGGCGGTCACCCTGAATGGCACATTTTAGGTGATGCTTTAAACGCTGTTGAGAGTGAGCAAGTCGTGACGATGGACGGAGAAACGCATTATGTTGGAAAGTGGAATTTGCTAATCGCTCATCCTCCTTGTACATATCTATCTAACGCAGGGGCAAGATTTTTGTATCCCAAAGGTGTTTTAAACGAAGATAGACTAAAAAAAGGTCTTGCTGCTAAAGATTTTTTCCTGCGCTTTTGGCAAGCTGATATATCAAAAATTGCGATAGAAAACCCGATACCTTCTCGAATATATGGTTTGCCTAAATATACGCAAACGATACAGCCGTATTATTTCGGGCATCCGTTTAAGAAAAAAACATGTTTATGGCTAAAAAATTTGCCCGCACTGCAACCAACAAATGTTATTCCTGTAGAAAAATGTCAAAGTACAAAAATAGCGGACTGGTTTAATATCGGCGGAAAAGACAGGCAAAAAAATCGAGCAAAAACGTTTGAGGGCATTGCTGCTGCAATGGCAGAGCAGTGGGGTTAAAACAACTACAAAGTACCCTGAAAATTCACTTTGTAGTGGACTTTGTAGAGGACTTTGTAGAGGTCGTAAAACCGCACTACAAAGCCATTTACCCTTAGTTAAACTACAAACACTACAATAAATAGAGTATTTATATAAAATAGGGATAAAAAAATAAAAATGTATTTTTATATTTTATGCAAACTTTGTAGAGTTTGTAGTGATTTTTTAAAAAACCGCATAACAAAGCCAAAAACAAGCACTACAACGGAAAAACTACATTGTAGTTTGTAGAGAAAGGAGTAAAAACGATGGAACGTAAAGAATTTTTGCTGATATGTCAGAAAAACGCTATAAGCGGTGAAGAGCTTGTAACGTATGACGGAGTAAAATACCACCCGATAAGCTATGCAATACGTTTTGACAAGCTTGGTAAAGCAAAGCATACGGCAGTTTTACACTCGGTGAAAGCCGATAGCATTTTGAACGTCAGCCTTGAAGATGTTGAGCTGTAAACCTTGACATTTTCTTGGTGAAACGGTATAATGAAAGTGTGAAAAAAGACAAGAAGCGAGTGTCGAATAGGAGAAAACGATGATAGGCTTTGAAGAACAGTTAAAAAAAGACGGTGAAAGAATTAAATCGTTAGAAAACTGGAGCGAGATTACGAAAGGGTTTTACCGCTTTATCGTGGCTCCGAAAGTTTGCTACGAAATATGCGTTCTGTTTAAGCCCGATAAGTGTGACGTTGCGGAAAGCATCGCAAATTTATATTTCACAGGCGAGTGGATTATGGTAGACGATTCGGCTGTTTTTATGCGTGAAGTGATGCACTACGGCTCGTTAAAACAGTGCTTATCCACAGCTGCGGACGATTATGCGCAGAGTTTGCAGGAGGAGTTAAGCGAAGATGAAAATCACTGAAATGAGCGTAAAGGAATTAAAGCCTTACGCTAAGAACACGAAGAAGCACGATAAAACACAGATTGCAAATGTGGCAGAGAGCATAAAGCAGTACGGCTTTGTCCAGCCGATAGTCGTTGATAAAGACAACAACATTGTTATCGGGCATTGTAGATATGAAGCGGCGAAAAAGCTGAAGCTTGAAACTGTTCCCTGCGTTTGCGTTGATGAACTAACAGACGAACAAGTAAAGGCTCTGCGAATTGTTGACAACAAGAGCAACGAAAGCCCATGGGATATGGATTTTCTTGCAGATGAGCTTGCGGAAGTGGATTTGTCGGCATTTGACTTTGATTTTGGGCTGGGTGAAAATGAAAACGAAGAAAATCCTTACACGCAAAAAATTGAAATCCCGCATTATGAAATTACTGGCGAAAAGCCGAGTTTTGAAGAAATGTACGACAGAGAAAAAGAAAACGAACTCATTTCGGAAATTGAAAACTCTGACGTCAGTGAAAAGGAAAAGGAGTTTTTAATCGAAGCGGCTCATAGACATTGTTGTTTCAACTATCGGAACATTGCTGAATATTATGCCCACGCAAGCGCAGAAATGCAAAAATTAATGGAAAAATCGGCGTTAGTCATTATTGACTATGAAAACGCTATAGCAAACGGTTACGTTGAGTTAAGCGAGAAAATAAAGGAGATAAGAAGTGCATAATAAAGATTTTGCGGTTTTTATCCTCACACACGGCAGGGCTAACAACGTTATCACGCTGAAAACGTTGAAAAAGCAGAAGTACACTGGAAAATATTTTATCGTTATTGACGATGAAGATAAGCAGGAAAAAGAATATCGTGACAAGTTTGGCGATAAGGTCTTGCAGTTTTCAAAGAAAAAAATTGCTAAAACTTTTGACACTATGGATACGCAAAAAGACCGCAGAACGATAGTCTATGCAAGAAATGCTTGTTTTCAGTTGGCTAAAGAAGCCGGCGTGAGGTATTTTCTTGAACTTGATGACGATTATACCGACTTCCAGTTCCGATATGAAGAAAACGGCAAAATGAAAGTTAAATCAATAGAAAACATAGACGAAATTTTCGATGCGTATCTCGATTTTTTGAAAGCATCTAAGGCTGATACGGTAGCAATGGCGCAAGGCGGTGACTTCATAGACGGTTGCAAAAGTGGAAACTTTCAAAAAAAATTATTAAGAAAAGCGATGAATTCGTTCTTCTGTGACGTTGAAAAGCCTTTCCAGTTTTTAGGCAGAATAAATGAAGATGTGAATACGTATACACGGCTCGGAAGTGTGGGAAAAATCTTCTTGACGGCTGTAGACGCTATGTTGACGCAGAAGCAGACGCAGCAAAACAAAGGCGGAATGAGTGACGTTTACAACGCAAGTGGCACATATCTGAAAAGCTTTTATTCGGTTATGATAATGCCGTCAGCCGTGAAAATAGCCGAAATGGGCGATAAACATAGAAGAATACATCACAACGTTAGTTGGGAAAACTGCGTGCCGAAAATTTTAAACCAAAAATGGAAGAAAGGTGGTTAAAGCAATGCCAAACGCACAGAATTTAAAGCCGGGAGCATATAAGCTGTCAAAGGAAGAAATGGCGAAAGGAGGAAGAAACTCACATAAAAAGATGAGGGAGCGCAAGCTCCTCCGTGAGTGCCTTTCCGAACTTTTACAGATGGAGTATGACACGAAGCAAGGAAAGAAACTCGGAAGTGAAATGCTTGCCGCTATGCTGATGAAAAAGGCGATGAACGGCGATGTCAAGGCTTTTGAAGTCCTCCGTGATACAGCAGGAGAAAAGCCTGTCGACAAGGTTATGGTTGCAGATGTTGAAAAGACTATCATTGACGAAGTGGAAAAAATGGTAAACGAAAATGTTTGATTTCGATTTTGATTTTGGATTTGATGAGGACGAAATTCCCACGCAAAAATCAGTAACTCGAAACCGCTTTGATTTGTCAAATTCTGCAAAAGATTTAATCGACAACGCAGACATTCTTCCGCAGAAAAATGAAAGCATAAGGCTGATTTCGCCTATAGCAGGGTTTAGCTCCTGCTCGCTCGTAATGGCTTTATCGGAAATGTGCAGGATTGACAGCATAAAAATAACGACACTGCGAGTAGGCAAAAAGGAACTATCTGCACTTGTGGAGTTGGAAATCCCGAGCGTTGAATTTTGTTTGTGTGATGTGCAGAAACAGAATGCAAACGCATACGATTATGCGGATTACTTTGAGAATATCTGCCGTGAGAATGGATACAGCTTTCGCTACATAAACAACCATAGCAAAATAATTTTGCTTGAAACGTCTGTAGGGAAAATTACCATTGAAACATCAAGCAATTTTAACGAAAATCCAAAAATTGAGCAGTTTTGCATAACAAACAGTTCGGCAGTTTACGATTTTTATCTTGAGCAGTTCCGTGAAATCGGGGTGTTTGAATGACGAGAGAAAAGTCCGTTGATGAGGTTGTGGTTACAGATGTTGAACCGTCTGATTGTGAAAATGGAGGTTATGGTAAAAAAATGAAACCGATTGAATTATGGTATGGTGATTGCCTTGAATTGATGAAGAACATTCCCGATGGGTCTGTCGATTTGGTACTGACTGACCCGCCGTATGGAATGAGCTTTCAAAGCCATAGAAGAAAAGAAGTATACGCAAAATTAAAGGGCGATGAATCTCTTGAATGGCTTGATGGATATTTTGCTGAATGTTTCCGCATAATGAAAGACAACACGGCGATTTATTGCTTTTGTTCGTGGCACAACATTGATATTTTCAAGGAAACTTTTGAAAAGTATTTTAAATTAAAAAATGTTATTGTTTGGGTAAAAAACAACCACGGGAGCGGTGATTTGAAAGGAAGCTACGCACCAAAGCACGAATTTGTTTTGTATGGAAACAAAGGAAGAAAGTGCTTTACCGCCAAACGAATGGACGATGTGTTTTTTGCCGATAAGACAAGAAATCAAAACCACCCAACTGAAAAGCCTGTTTCTTTGCTGGCAACATTTATCTGCAATTCTTCGGGCGAAAATGAAGTTGTCTTTGATGGATTTATGGGTAGCGGTTCAACAGGCGTTGCTTGCGTGAACACTAATCGCCGCTTTATCGGCATTGAGCTTGATGAGGGATATTTTAACACTGCAAAAAAAAGGATTGAGGAAGCCTATGACGAGAGAACAAGCGGTTAAATTTCTGCTTGAACAGCCTGCAAAATTCGGGGCGATGATAGGTTTTGATAAATTGACCGATTTACACAACAAATGGATAGTCGAGATGATAAGAGGTGACGGCGACAAGACTTTGCAAGCCCACCGAAATTCTTACAAAACGACTTGCGTTTCAATTGCCCTTGCGATAATAATTGTTCTGCTCCCGACACGCAGGACAATGTTTATGCGAAAAACGGACTCGGATATAAAGGAAATCGTTAAGCAGGTGCAAAAGATACTGCAAGACGAACATACGATATATTTTGTTCAGTCGATATACGGGGTTAATCTGAAATTGACGGTTGCAACGGCGACAGAAGTTTCAACAAATTTGAGCGTTGATGCGAAAGGCACATCACAGCTTGTCGGTACGGGTTGCGGAGGCTCGATTACTGGTAAGCATTTTGACTTTATTTTCACGGACGATATTGTAAACGTGCAAGACAGAGTTTCAAAAGCCGAGCGTGACAGGACGAAACTGATTTATCAAGAATTGCAGAACATCAAAAACAGGGGCGGTCGGATATTTAACACGGGTACGCCGTGGCACGCAGACGATTGTTTTACGATTATGCCGACACCCGAAGTGTATGATTGCTACTCGACAGGGCTTCTTACCGCCGAGCAGATAGAAGAGAAAAAGCAGTCTATGACTGCTTCCCTGTTTGCCGCAAACTATGAGCTAAGGCATATCGCCGCTGAGGACGTTATTTTCACAAGTCCACAGATAAACGCCGGCCCTTGCAACGTTGAACAGGGAGAGGGGCATATTGATGCCGCTTACGGCGGCGAAGATTACACTGCGTTCTCTATCGTCCGAAAGAAAGACGGCAAATATTACGTTTTAGGCAAGCTGTGGAGGAAGCATATTGACGATTGCCTTGACGAAATCCAGTCGCTCCGGCAAGCGTTTAATGCAGGCAAGATTTTTTGTGAAGACAACGGCGATAAAGGGTATCTTGCAAAAGAACTCCGCAGGCGTGGCGAAAGGGCTGTTTTGTATCACGAAAATATGAATAAATTTTTGAAAATCACGTCCTATCTGAAAGCAGAGTGGAACAACGTGATTTTTGTTGCAGGGACAGACAAAGAATTTATCAATCAGATTTGCGATTACAACGAAAACGCAGAACACGATGACGCACCCGATAGTGTCGCAAGTCAGATAAGAAGGTTATGGAACAAGAAAGATACGGTATCAACGTATCAGTCGATTTTGAGGTGATTTATGAAAACATATCAAGATTTACTCGCCCTCGGTGAAAATGAGGAAAGCCGTAAAACGTTTATAATTGACGCAATATATGAGCATAAATGCTCAAGTGCGTTTGCTACGGCTGTAGATGCACACGGTTATTACAAAGGCTTAAATCCCACGATTATGAAGTATGAGAAAATCATCTACGATTTACAGGGTATCGCTCACAACGATGAGTGGACAGCAAATCACAAGATAGCAAGCAATTTCTTTAACTTCGCCGTAACGCAGGAAAATCAGTATCTGCTCGGCAACGGTGCGGTTTTTGGCAACGACAGCACAAAAGAGAAACTTGGCAAGAATTTTGACGAAACGTTGCAGGAATTAGGTAAATACGCACTTGTAAGCGGTGTATCTTTCGGGCTATGGAATTTAGACCATATCGAAGCGTTCGATTTAACCGAATTTGTACCGCTGTACGATGAAGAAAACGGGGCATTAAGGGCAGGAGTACGTTTTTGGCAGATAGACGGTGACAAGCCGTTAAGAGCAACACTGTACGAAGAGGACGGTTATACCGACTATATCCGCAGAAAGAACAGCAAGGTCGAAACGCTCCACGAGAAGCGACCGTACAAGCTGAAAACAAAGACTTCTGCGGTTGACGGCGAGGTTATTTATGACGGTGAAAATTATCCCGACTTCCCGATAATTCCGCTATGGGCAAACGATAAAAAGCAGTCGGAGCTTGTCGGCAGAAAAGGCACGCTTGACGCCTTTGATTTACTGAATAGCAACCTTGTGAATAATCTCGATGAAGCAAATTTCATTTACTGGGTTATCTCGAACTGCGGCGGTATGGACGATGTTGACGATGCGAAATTTATCGAAAGACTTAAAACAATGCACGTTGCCCACGTTGATGGGGATAACGTAAGCGGAGCAAATGTACAGGCAAACACAATTGACGTTCCGTATCAAGCAAGCGAAACGGCGATAAGCACAATAAAAAGCAGATTATACGAAGACTTTATGTGCTTAAACATTGCAGACATTTCGGCAGGGAACAAAACCGCAACAGAAATTCGTGCGGCATATCAGCCGTTAGACAGCAAGTGCGATATGTACGAGTATTGCATTGACACGTTTATCCGCAAGCTGTTTACTTTAATCGGAATTGACGATACTGTATCGTTTAGACGGTCAAAAATTATTAACCAGTCTGAGGAAGTGCAGATGATATTATCTGCGGCAGAGTACCTTGACGCTGATACAGTAACAGAGCAAATTTGCCAAATACTCGGTATGGGTGATAAAGCGGAAGAAATTATCCGCAAAAAGCAGGACGAAAACACAGCCCGATATGCTGATATGCTCGCACAGCAGACAGCGAACGAGGGAAACAGCGGAGGAGCTGACGAACAGGGGGCTGAATAATGGACGCTCTGGCAACCGCACACGCCGCAACGGATAAAGCCCTTGACGCAATGGAAAAATACGTTAGGTCAATTTATCTGCGGTCGGTGCGTGAAATTTATAAGTCGTGGCAAAAGTTTTTTGAACAGGAACGCAAGGAAATTGACAAACTGCAAGAGGACTACGAAAAAGCAAAAAAGAGCGGAGATAAAACGCTGACAAAAAAAGCGGGAATTGCACTTGCGAGAGAAAAGAAAAAAGAAACTGTGCAAAATAAATGGTTTAGCGACACGGTAAAACAAACGGCTGAAAATCTGCTCCACGTCAACGAAACTGCGGTAGAGTATCTGAATGGCAGACTTCCCGAAACGTATGTCACAAACTTTAATGCGGTCGGGGAGTTATGCGAAAGCGCAATTACTGGATATTCTTACCACATCGTTGATGAAAATACCATTCGTGAACTGGCAATGTCGGACACAAGTCTTTTGCCGTATAAGGAGATTGACCCTGTAAAAGACATTGCGTGGAACGTGCGGCAGATGAAAAGCGAGGTCTTACAGGGAATTTTGCAAGGTGAAGATATGCAAGCGATAGCAAGCAGGCTGTCAAACGTAATCGGTATGAATGAAAATTCCGCCGTTCGCAACGCTCGGACAATGGTTACTTCTGCCGAAAACAAAGGCAGGCAAGACGGATTTTATCAAGCGGAAGAAGACGGCATTATCCTTGAAAAGTATTGGCTTTGCGTTCACGGAGAGAGGACCCGTGAAGCACACGCCGCCGCAGGAAACGATTATTCAAAGTCAAAATCCATTCCGCAAAATCAGCCGTTTATTGTTGGCGGCGAAAAGCTGATGTTCCCAGGCGATAACAGTATGGGCGCAAGCGGTTGGAATTTGTACAATTGCCGCTGTTCTGTTGCGGCGGTAGTCAAAGGTTTTCGCAAAGTCGATTGATGAAAGCAAGGTGAAATTTAAGCTATGGGCGTTAAGGTAACGAGTAAAGATAACACGGACGAAGTGCTTGACCGTATGGAAAAGGCTTTTGAGCGTGGCTTAAAGGCTTGCGGAATTACCGCTGAGGCGTATGCAAAAGACACGCTGACCGACCAAGTGTATAGCGTTGACGAAAGCAAGCTTGACTATGTGCTAACAGGCAGACTGCGAAACAGTATAACTTATGCCATTGGTGGCAAATCTGCCGCTATAAGTAACTATAAAGCCGACAAGCCCGGCTATGAGGGCGGCTCTTATTTGGGCAACGCACCCGAAGAGGATAAGCCGTATGTCGCAGTAGGTACGAACGTAAAGTACGCTATCGGCATTGAAGAGGGAACACACCGCAAAAAAGGAGCAGTGCATTTCCTACTTAAAGCGGCTTCTGAACATCAAGAAGAGTATGAAAAGCTGATAAAAGAAAGCATGGAAAACGCTTGACAAAAAAGAAAAAATTGTATATAATGAAAAGCGAGGTAGGATATGCAAGAAATACCGATTAAATGTAACTGTGGAAAGCTCGTTGCGAAATGGCGTGACGGTAAGTTATATGTGTGGTGTAAATCTTGCAAAAGGGAATTTGAAATCCCGATACCAAAATTAAAAGCAAAAGATGAGCCATTGAGCCGTAGGAAGTAAATCCTGCGGCTCTTTTTATCTTTTGTAAAAAAAATACATCAAATGGCAACGCAAAGCCACCGAAGAAAAGGAGAATGTATAAGTATGGCACTTTCAAGAAGAATGCTGAAGGCAATGGGCATTGAAGAAGAAAAGATAGAACAGATTATCGAAGCACACGCCGAAACCGTTGACACGTTAAAGGAACAGCGTGATACCTTAAAGGCTGATGCAGATAAGCTGTCAGAAGTGCAGAAAGAACTTGACGAAGCGAAAAAGAGCCTTGAAAATGCAGGAAAGGACAGTTACAAAGTCAAGTATGAAGCTGTCAAGGAGGAATTTGAAAATTACAAGTCGGACGTTGAAAACAAGGAGAAACACACCGCAAAAGAAGCGGCTTACCGTGATGTTTTAAAGGCGGCAGGAGTTTCCGAGAAGCGTATCGACAGCGTGTTAAAGGTTTCCGATGTTGACAGCGTTGAACTGGACGAAAACGGCAAAATCAAGGATAACGACAAGCTGACGGAAAGCATAAAAACAGAATGGGCGGACTTTATCACCGCAGAGGGTACAAAGGGAGCGAATGTTCCCACACCGCCCTCAAAAAACGGAGAAAGCGACCCGAATAAAATGACTTTCGCCGAGTATAAAGAGTGGCGAAAGAATAACTAACGAAAGGAAAACCAAAAATTATGGCAAACACAATTTTAACTCCTCAGGTAATTGCAAACGAAGCGTTAATGGTGTTACAGGCAAATCTTGTAATGGCTGACCTCGTTCACCGTGACTACTCAAACGAGTTTGTAAAGGTCGGAGATACAATTACAATTCGTAAGCCTGCGAAGTTTATTTCAAAGAACTTCACAGGCACAACCTCGACACAGGACATCACAGAGGGTTCAACAACCGTAAAGCTTGACAGATACCGTGACATTACGGTTGATGTTACAAGCAAGGAAATGACACTTGACATCAAGGACTTCTCCGAGCAGGTAATTGCACCCGCAATGCAGGCACACGCAGAAGCCGTTGACGCAGACCTCCTCGCAGTAGCGGCAAGCAAGGCAGGCAAGACTATTTCTGCAACCGCAAATCCTACAAATCTTAAGGATATTGCGGATATTGCAAAGACGCTTGACCTTGCGAAAGTACCCGTGCAGAACAGAAGGCTCGTTCTGCACCCTACGCATAAGTACGCATACGCTCTGACCGATAATCTCTCAAAGGTAAGCTATGCAGGAGATAATCAGACGCTCCGTGATGCTCTGCTCGGTAGAGTTTACACGCTCGATACCTATATGGATCAGAACGCACCTGACACTTACGCCGAAACAGCAGGCACGGCGACAGGCTATAAGGTAACTGCGACAGCAGGCGCAACAACCGTTAAGCTGACAGGCGTTACAGCGGCAACAGGCACGATTAAGAAGGGCGATGCCTTTATTGTTGACGGCTATATCTATCACTTTGAAGCAGATGCAACAGTGGCAAACGGTGAGGTAGCAAGCGTGGCTATCGACCAGCCCGTACACGCAACACTGACAGAAGCAGTGGCTACGCTCGTTAAGAAGCCCCACTCGGTAGCGTTCCACAGAAACGGTCTTGCACTCGTTACAAGAAATCTTGAACTGCCTATGGGTGCGGCAAATGCGGCAATTGCTTCCGCTGACGGTCTTGCAGTAAGAGTAGTTTACGGCTACGATATGGAGCATAAGAAGGATACCATTTCATTTGATATTCTTTACGGCATCAAAGACCTTGACGACAACATGATTGTTGCACTTGCGTAATCGATGAAAGGACGGCGTGATATGCTGACGGAATTATGTAGAGAGTGTCGCAATTGGTTCACAACCGACAGCGACAAGCACATCGGTGACTTTACAATTTCAGACGGCGGTATCACGCCGTTTGATTTTATGCTGAGCGGGCAGTATTTCCGCATTATGGGAAGTCACTTCAACGACGGGGTTTACAAAAACGTTCCCGAAGAAGTCGCAAAACTGGCGGCTGAAACGTTTACAGGGCAGATATGGGCAATGCGTATTCCTCCTGCGTTTATTGACCTATCGGGGAAGATTGAAGAGTATATTGCCAAAAATGAAAAAGAAATTTCTCCGTACACATCGGAAAGTTTCGGCGGCTACAGCTACACAAAAGCGGTAAACGATAAAAACGTTCCGCTGATGTGGCAAGAAGTTTTCAACAGCCAGTTGAAAGTTTGGAGGAAGATATGAGTTTACTAAGCGAAGCAATGACCGACTGCGTGTTTTTAAACAAAAGCAAGGTTTCAGACGGTGAGGGCGGTTTCGTGGTAGAATGGACGGAAGGTGCTTCTTTCAAAGCGGCGATTGTTTTTGACAACTCGATGGAAGCCCGCACCGCCGAAAAGGCAGGGGTTACAAGTCTTTACACAGTTTCTGTTCCCATTTCGGTGGCGATTGAATATCACGATGTTTTTAAACGCCTGTCGGACGGCAAGATTTTCCGTGCTACATCTGACGGTGACGACAGCAAAACACCTGCAAGGGCTACGTTTCAAATCGCCCAGTTCACCGCTGAGGAGTTCGTGCCAACTACAAAGTAGGCACTTTTCGGGCTTTGTAGTGGGGAATGTAGTAGACTTTGTAGAGGTGCTAAAGTGGCTCTACGACTGGCTTTAAGGGTAGTTAAACTACAAACTCTACAAAATTTTTATATTTATATAAATAGGAGATTTTTTTATAAAAGTAAATTTTATATTTATAGAAAACAATGTAGTTTTTGTAGTTTGTAGTAGTGATTGGGGGTTAGGAAATGACAAAAGCGGCGGCACTGCATAGCTTTTATAGTTCTTTCGGGCTGACAGCTTATGAGGAAAACGCCGTCCCCGATGATGCAGAGTTTCCATATATTACTTATAACGTTACAACCGACAGCTTCGGCAATTATTCGACCGCAATGACCTTCTCGCTTTGGTATCGTTCGACAAGTTGGAAAGCGATAAATGCAAAGTGCGAGGAAATCTCGGCGGCGATAGGCTTAGGCGGTCAGTTGATAGAATGTGACGGCGGTAAAATATGGATTAAAAGAGGACAGCCGTTTGCAAACTCGACAGGGGACGCAGACGATGAGTTAATAAAAAGAAAGATTATAAACGTGAGTGCGGACTATCTCACGTTAAACTGACGAAAGGAAAGGTAAACAATGGGTAAATTTACGGTTATACCGAAAGACACGTTTGACGATTTACAGCTTGACGCAGGTGTACTTTTAAAGAATTTTGTACCTGCAACAGCCGCCGCTCCGCAGGATAGCGATATTATCTGCGCTACGACAGGCGGCATAAACGCAACTTGTACGCCGACATATAGCGATTTAGGTGAGGACGTTGACAACTGCCCGAACAATATGAAGGAACTTAAACACCTTGACGGTTGGGATTGCACACTTGCTTTTACATCACTGGGAATGAGTACAGCGGCAATTAAAATGGCACTCGGCAGTGCTGATATTGATACGCAGGACACAACAAAGGTTACGCCGAGAAGAGATTTAAAACAGTCTGACTTCTCGGACGTGTGGTGGGTAGGCGATAAAGCTGACGGCGGTATGGTGGCTATACAGCTTAAAAATGCCCTCTCGACAGGCGGTTTTTCGCTTCAGACGACCAAAAGTGGCAAGGGTCAGATTTCAGTTACGCTGACGGGTCATGTGTCGATTGAAGCACAGACCGATATGCCTATGGTATTTTACTCGACAAGCGGCACAGCAGAAGCAACACAGGCTGACAGCGGTACTGACAGCGGTACTGACAGCGGTACAGTTTAAAAGCAAAAATATGAGGAACAGCAGATGAAATTATCAGATTTAACGACAGACAGAGCGGCAGATGTGCTTTGCGAGATAAGCATTTATCTTGTGAATATCACGACCGATGAAGAGTTAATGAACGAACTTAAAAAGCGTTTACAGCTGACAGGTCACGAAACCACATTTGAAACGGTGGCGATAGCTGCTGAGAAGATGTCAAAAATTGCTCCTATCGTGTTAAAGAAGCATAAAGCTGACATTTTCGGCATTCTCGCCGCAGTGAATGGTGACACGCCCGAAAAGGTAGCAAAGCAGAACATCATAAAAACAATGTCGCAGATAAAGGAACTTGTCAAAGACGAAGAACTGATAAGTTTTTTCAGGTCGTGCGTATCGCAGGAAACAGAGTAACTTCGGCTTTGCTCGATATGCCGAGAAAATTAAGCGTAAGGGGGCTGATTGCCGCAATGCCGATGATAATCCAGCGGCAGAACGAGCAGTCAGCTTTTTGTAATTATATGGCTATGTGTGCGTTCAACGTGAATGAAATCGTTGCGAAAAGATATGGCGGAGCGTATATGACAACGAAATATCACGATGTAGTCAATCCTCCGAAAGAGGAAACACGCACAAGCGAAGAGGTCATAAACGGAATAAAGGAAAAGCTGAACGCACTCGGAGGTGAGTAAAATAAATTTATTTGAAATGTTTGTCAAAATCGGCGTTGACGACCAAGCAAGCGACAAGGTAAGCAAAATTTCTTCATCGCTGAAAAGTGGTCTTGCGAAGGCGGCTAAAGTTGCGGCGGCGGCTGTTGCGGCGGCGGCTACTGGTATAGGTGTACTTGCAAAGAAGTCCCTTGACGCATATGCCGATTTTGAGCAGCTTACAGGCGGCGTGGAAACACTTTTTAAAACGTCTGCTGATACGGTAAAAAATTACGCTGCAAATGCGTATAAAACAGCGGGTTTATCAGCAAACGAGTATATGGAAACTGTAACAAGTTTTTCCGCATCGCTGATACAATCTCTTGGCGGTGATACAAAAAAAGCCGCTGAATATGCGAATACTGCGATAACCGATATGTCGGATAATGCCAACAAAATGGGTACGTCAATGGAAATGATTCAGAATGCGTATCAAGGCTTCGCAAAGCAGAACTACACGATTAAGTTTATCTATAGTCCAGCGGCGTAAGTAATTCGCCGTTGAGTGTGAGTGAACCTTACCAAGGGTGTGGGAGAAATCCTGCTAACGGGGAAAATCTAAGGGCAACAGCCTATGACAATCCCGTGCCAAGTCCTAAGATAAAAATAATTTTACTTGCATAGCAAGCGAAATTGTGTTATAATATCTAAGGAAAGGTGTAACGACTATCGGTTCGTCACCGAGTACATCATCTATTGGTACGATGGTGGAAGTGCTCACCGACCTTTAACGGAGGAATTGACTATGGAAATTTGGAAGCCTATTGAAGAATTGCCCGGCTATTCTGTTAGCGATAAGGGCAGAGTAAGAAAAGACAGCAACGGTCAAATAATGGTGCTTAGTAAAAATGGCGGTTATTGCAGGATTACCATAACAAAGCACGTTCATAGACTTGTTGCTAAAGCGTTTCTTGATGAATCAGAAAAAGAAGAAAAATGTTGGGTAGACCACATTGACGGAAACAGGTCAAACAACGATGTAAGCAATTTACGATGGGTTACACCGTCCGAAAATTGTATGGCTTTTGGATATAAGAGCCGAATCGAAAACAAGAAACGAAAAGTAAAGGCTACAAATATCGATGGTCAAACAATTATTTTTGAATCTCGACAAGCGGCGGCAGAATATTTTGGCTGTAGCGATTCTGAAATTAATTACGGTCGCTTGTATAAAAAGGGAAACAAAAAAGGTTGGACTTTTGAAAAGGTTGAAGATATAGTCTAATCCCTTTGTAAATATCGGGAAACCGAGGGTATAAAATGGTTAGATAACCTCAAGCTTGGCTATGGCGGCACTAAAGAAGAAATGGCTCGTCTGATTTCGGACGCTTCAAAAATGACCGATGTTCAAAAAGAACTTGGTGTGACCGTTGACGGCACAGATATGTCGTTTGCAAACATTGTAAACGCAATCCACGTTGTGCAGGCAAATCTTGATATTATGGGTACAACGTCAAAGGAAGCGTCAACGACAATACAAGGGTCTGTCAGCAGTATGAAAGCGGCTTGGCAAAATCTGCTCGTTGGCATAGCGGACGATAAGCAGGACTTCGGCAAGCTGATTGATAACTTTGTTGACAGCGTTGCAACGGTTGGCAAAAATATAATGCCGAGGTTGAAGAAAATCCTCAAGGGAGTTGCAAAGCTGATAAAGGAAATTGTTCCCGAAGTTGCAAAAATGCTTCCCGAAATTGTCAACGATATACTCCCCGACCTTGCGAATGCGGCAGTTGATATTGTAAAGGGACTTGTCGATGCTTTGGTGGATAACGCTGACACGCTGTTAGACACTGGTATCAAAATCCTTGACACGATAATCAACGGTATAATCGAGTGCATACCGAAAATTAAAGACTTGATACCCACGATTATAAACGCTATTCTGCGCATAATTGACGTTTTAACGGAACATCTTGACGAGTTTATCGAGGGTGGTATACAGATAACACTTGCGTTGTTAGATGGCATAATTCAAGCGGTGCCGAAAATCCTTGAAAAGCTGCCTGAAATCTGTCAAAAGATAATCGAGGGCGTTTTGCAAGGCTTGTTCGGGCTTGATGAGGGCGTGTCAAACACATTCAGTACGGCTTTCGGGGGTGCTGTAGGCGGTGCGATTGAGATAATCAAGGGCATTTTATCGTTCTTAAACGGCGACTTTAGCACAGGCTTGCAAAGCGCAGGAGAAGGCTTAAGTAACGTTGTCGGAGGAATACTCGGAATTATTGACGGTTTGCTTGGAACAAGTTTGCAGGAATGGTACGACAGCACAAGAGCGTTTTTTGAAGAATTCGGAAAGAACTTATATAACGCTACGCATCAAATGGAACTTGCAAAAATGGAAGAGCAAGACCGTTTGATTGAGCAGACGCAAAACATCGGCAAGATAACGAATGAATACATCAAGTCGGGACTGTCTGCTGCTGACGCTTTCGCAAAGGCTTTAAGCGATGAAGGTATAAACGAAGCTATATGGCAGGAAGCTGTCGAAAAGGGCATTACAAGTTACGATGCACAGGAAGCATATCAAAACTTGAAGTCGAGCGGACAGATAAAGACTGCAACGGCTGAGGGAACGTCAAATCAGATAAACATATCGATGAAAATGAACAACGGTGTTGAGTTGGCAAGAGCGACAGCATATGACAATAACAAGGCAAACCGTGTCGCAGGCAGACAGATACCCGTGTACTAAGGGAGGAGCAGTAAATGAAATATTATTTGAAAATAAACAACACGGAGTTTTCAAACTGCTCCGCCCTTGAAGTGACTTGCGAAAGCAGAAGCGAAAGCGTTAAAACCACACTGTCGGGAAAGTACCTTATCGACCGTATCGGCAGTACGAAACTGAATGTGTCGGCTAAAGTAAATATGCTGTCGGAGAGCGAAATGAGCGTTCTCCGCTCGGCATATCAAAACATAAAGGCAAACGTTACGTTTTACTATGGTGAAGAGCTTGTAACAAAGTCAATGCGTATCAATGCGTTTGATGAGCCGTCACCTTTGCCATACTATAACGACAGAGCAAACGGCTATATATACGGCTCGGTTGAACTGGAAATGGAGGAGATGTAATGCGGGACTTATCAACAGCATACAAAACGTCTGCAAGCGGTGACACAAGAAATTATACAATAAACTTGCACGTTTGGAAAAAGACGGTTGATGATAACGGCAACGTGTCTTTCCCCGGCAGTTCAAAGGCAACATACACCTCGGGGAATGATTTGATTTCGATGTCGATTGTTGACGGTCAGACTTCGGGCAATTCGTTTCAGCTCGGGCAGACTTTTTGCCCAATAATCTCGTTCTCTACCGTGCCAAATTTGAACATCAAGACGGGCGATAAGGTACAAGTCGAACTTGTTTTTACATCGACAGCAAAAGCCACGCTTGCAACAGGGTACGTTGATGAGTACAGCTACGACAGTATTGATTATGCGGTATCATACACGGCATACGGCAAGATGTTACAGCTTGACAAGGACTATAACTCTGCGTTGACGTATCCTGCGACATTCTCCGCTGTAGTCGGGGAAATCTGCTCTCAGAATGGCTTGACTTTTGACACGTTTGCTTGGAAATGTAACGCAAAGCTGAAAGCGAAGCCTGTTTTTGGCAACCTTGATAACGGTGACCCTGCGTATGCTTCAGCTCGTGAAATGCTCGGAATAATCGCAGGAGTAAACGGTTGTAACGTTATTATAACCGCAGACGAAAAGGTAAAATTTGTTCCGTACACCGACACAAAAACTGGCATAACGTATGAGGACGCATTTTCTCGTCAAGTCAATAACGAAAAGTATATTATCAAGAAAGTAGTGCTTAACGATGGCGGTCAGACAACTGGCGATGAAGCAGGATATGTGGAATTGTACTTTCCGCTCGAAACGGTTGAGGGAAAAGCGAGTTGCCTTGAAAAGCTGAATAGCATTATAACTGGTCTGTCGGTTATGGGCATGACCGTGCAAATGCAGGGAAAAGGCTATTACGAAATTGGTGATATGCTGTCTTATACCGATTTTGACGGAGAAAAATACACGATTGGCGTTATGGGTATAAAGTATGATTTTGGCGGTGGTTACTTTACCGAAACGCTTTACTCCCTCGCCCCGTCCGAAATGGAAGAGCAGCACAAAGGAAACGTAAGGTATTCTTCGGCAAGCACAACGCTTAAGAATCCTGTTGTTATCTCCGAAAACACAAGCTCGTATCTTGGGTACCAGTATCACACGATAGGGTATAAAAAAGGTGATAAAATAACGTATGGTCAAGATGGCAAAAGTGACATAATCGTACAAGGCTATACCGCAAAGCCTCTCACCGCAGAGTTTGGTGCGATGTGTGGGGATTTTATCGTAGATAACGGCATTTATAATGCTTTTAATACATCTGCAAAAGCTTTTGCCAGTTTAAGAACGTATATAACGGTAAACAGATTTGTAAATGATGGCGGCTCGAAATATTGGTATTATTTTGATGTTTGGAGCGAAATAAACGATGGCGAAACCGTAGAAAAGGTAAAAGAAACGCCGAACGAGTTAAGAAGCGAGTACGGCACGTTTTCACTTGCGGTTAAGTGGGGAAATATTTATGCACCCACAGAGCAATTTCCGAACGGCAGGGCGAGAGTGCTTATAGGCGTAAATTACTATGCGGAGTTAGTAGACGGCGACAAAAATATTTTTAAGCAAGTCACAGAATATATGGACGTTTCTTTTGCGTCAATAGCGGAATACAATGCGGCGGTACAGCTTTCTGGCGAATCGCTGACTAAGTATGATGTAATGCAGGATGTTACGAAGATAGGCGAGGCTGACGAGCCTACAGACTTACCGACTATAGGCGATGTTGATACGCTGTACATCACATATCAGCCCCCTGCGTGTTGGAAGTACAGCACGATAACAAGCAAGTATTACTGCGTTGGCAGAAACTACCGTGAGTTACAACGTATCAAGTCAAGCACGGAAGAAAGCAATGCTCTTGAGGTGTTTAATGTTCCCGTGATTTTTGATTGCCGAACCAAAACTGAGTGGGAACTGGAAGCAAACACAGTATACCCAAAAGGCTTTATGATTTTTGAGCAGGAAGCCGACACAAGGGAAGTGACAAAGCTAAAAATTGCCAACGGCATTGACAAACTCAGCGTTTTGAAGTATACTAATGTTACGGAAAGCGAGTTGTCGAAGTGCTTCACGACCAAAAACATAACCGTCAAAAAGTCAGAAGCTACAGCAAGCGAAACCGTAAACAGTCAGACGGTGCAAAACATGATAACGATAAGCGTTAGCGGAGAGGAAAGCCCTGCTACATCTGCAACGTTTGATACAGTGACATACGGAGAAGCAAGTGCAGAAAAATCAGGCTTGCTGTCTGTCGCTGATAAAACCAAAATCGACAGTTTTACAAGTCCGACAGATATTGCAGGGCAAACGCTTAACTTAAACACACTGACCGCAAATACTGCGCTTGACAAAGGCAAAACCAAAAAATATTATTGTGCATCCGCAGAAGCAAGCGGAATTGCACATCGTCCTGTATCCGTCAACGAAGCGTTTGAACTGACAGTAACGAATGTTCTGTTTACGGACGAGAGTACCTACAGGACGATGCAGAGATATGTGTCAGCGGAAAGGGAGCGAGCCTATGTCAGATGGTGCGAAAACGGAACGTGGAAAGCGTGGGCTTGCGAAACCGACAGATTAATTTATGCAACGGCAACTGTTGCAACGCCGAAAACGCTTGAAGCAAGCAATCTCGAGGGTTATCAGTATGCGTGGATAGAAGCATACTATGATAACATATCCGCTCCGTTGACAAACAAGAAATTTTTCCGAATTTCGTCAAATACAAATGTTGCCGAGCGAGATTTGCTGAAGTATCCGAATGGCACGATAGCAAAAATGGCGATTACAAACGGCGAAATTATTTTGTCGGTTACGGGCGTTGAAGACTACACAGTGCCGTTTAGGATAACCTATACTAATAGCGTTTGATAAGGGAGAAGCATAAATGATAGTTTACGAAGACGGAACTTTTGTTTTTGGTAGTACAGAAGAAGCCATACCCGAAAACGCAAGAGTTATCCCCGATGACAGCGAAGAAGCACTTGCGCTATTGGCAGGGCAGGGAGAGAGCGTGAATGGAGAGTAGTATAATTGTCGCAGGAATTTCTTTGATAGGAACGCTTGTAGGTTCGGCGAGCGGTGTTCTTGTCAGCGGTAAACTGACAAATTTTAGGATAAAACAATTGGAAGAAAAAGTCGCCCGACATAACAATTTTGCCGAGCGATTGCCAGTTGTTGAAGAGCATATCAAGGGTATGGATAAGAGGATTTCGGAGCTTGAAAGTGAGGTGAAAAAACGTGAAGATTGATTGGAAGAGAAAACTTACAAGTAGAAAGCTGTGGCTTGCAATTGCAGGCTTTGTGACTGGTCTTATAGTCGCTTTCGGCGGCAGTGAGAACACAGCGAACACAGTCAGCGGTTGTATTATGTCGGGAGCGGCAGTGATTGCCTATACGATAGGTGAAGGACTTGCAGACAGCTCAAACGGTAGCAAAGGGGGAAAAGAAGAATGACAGGCAGAATGAATTTTAAACGCCACGTTCTCGAAACGAACGCCGAGTATTGCACGGCTGATTACGGCACTCGTCAGCCCGATTATCCGTCACACCACGGAATGGACTTTGTGAACGATTTAGGCGGTGTATGTCATGCGGTAGCGGTGGCAGACGGTGAAGTTGTATATGTGCAGAATGGCATCGAGGGCTTTGACAGCGTGACTTACACGGCAGGAAACTACGTCAAGATACTGCACGAAAACGGCACTATAAGCCGTTACCTACACTTAAGGAACGGCTCTATCTGCGTTAGGATAGGAGATAAAGTCAAAGCAGGCGATAAGCTCGGCATCGAGGGTAACACTGGGTATTCTTACGGTACGCACCTACACTTTGACGTGCAGGTCGGCGGTGAATACGTTGACCCTCTGCCGTATCTGACAGGCGAAAAGGACTTCGGCAATGAAAAGCCTTCCCCCGACAAGTCGGAAATCAAAATCGGCGACAGGGTGAAGATGAAGCAGGGTGCAACGTTTTCTGACGGCACAAAACCGTTTGACTACGTTTATGAGCAGATTTTTGAAGTCTACAACATATCCCGTGACGGCAAAGAAGCCTTGATAGGCTTATCAGGCGATTACACAGGGTGGGTATATCTCGCAGACCTTGAAAAAGTGTCAGGCTCTACCACGCAGAAGAAAAGTATCAAGGTAGGTGATACGGTAAAAGTCAAGTCGGGAGCAAAAACATATAACGGCGGTTCTTTAGCCGTGTTTGTCTACACGCAAAAGTATAAAGTCATGGAGTTAAAGGGTGACAGAGCGGTTATCGGTCAGCACGGACAGGTAACAGCGGCGGTTAATAAAGCTGACCTTACGGCTGTGTGATGTGCGTATTTAGCGCAGAAAGGCTCAAAATGGACGATAAGACGCAGATACCCTATATAGTGTATGAAGCTGAAATGACACGCTTAGAGCGCAATTTTAAGCGGTTATGGGTGGTTGTAATTATCCTTATATCGTTACTGGTCTCAACTAATTTGTGTTGGCTTGCATACGAAAGTCAGTTTGAAACGGTTGAGCAGACAACAGAGATAAGTGCGGAGCAGGACGGTAGCGGTATAAATATAGTCGGTGCAGGAGACGTTGATTATGGCGCAGAAAGTTAGCATCAAGAGAACCGTAAAAACACGAGTGCGCAAAGCAAGCCCGTCAGCGCAGTACAAGAAATGCCCACGATGTAACGGACTTGGAAAAATCAAGAAGGGGTAGCCGATGAAAGCAGAAGATTTCGGCAAGAGCCGTTCCGAGTGGGAAAATCTGATTGACGAGTGGATATTTTCCGAACGTGACAGGCGTATCTTGAAGCTCCGCTTGCTTGACGGTCTGACTTATGAACGGCTTGCGGAAGCGGTTGATATGTCGGTAAGGCAAGTCAAGACTATTGTGTATCGTTGTGAAAAACTGCTGATAAAGCATATATAAACAAAAGGCAGGGCTTCGGCTCTGCTTTTCGTTTTGCAAAAAAAAAATTAAAAAATATAAAAAAAGTGTTAAAAAAGTATTGACAAATGGGCGATAATGTGTTATAATCTATTATAGAAACAAGAGATAAGAAAGGGTTAGAGGGTAAACAACCTCGAAACCACTTAAATTAAGCCCTATGGGCAGGAGGTAAAGATATGAAAAAGGTTTTAGACGGATGGTTTACGGTAGGTTCATACGATGTATGCGTAGACAACGGCAGAGTGACACACGCTATGCGTGATGGCAAGTGCTATCATCCTTATATCGTAAACAAGAAGTACGGCGGTTATGACTTAGATACCACGTTATCACTTTCCGCACTTCGTGCAAGACTTAATCGTGGCACAGCAATCTTTGCTTAAGACTTGAGGGCTGAGGTAAACAAAATGACAAGAGAACAGAAAATCAAGAGCATAGTTGAAGCGTATGCGGCAGTTTTCGAGGAAGAGATGAAGAAGGGAACAATGACAACTGAAAAGTATGTCGCATTTGTGACAGCAAAGGAAGCATCAATTTTAGCAGTTATCGAAGGCAGCAACAAGTAAAAAAAACCACAAAGACAGCCCATAAGGGCAGGAGGGAAAACAATGAAAGTAATTGAAAAATCTGTTACCCCTTTTGGAATGGAAATACAACTTGAAGATTGGGGTGATGCATATCCCAATGTTGGCAGATACATGATAGGTGCATATCCTATAGCCGAAAATTCGGAAAAGTTTTCAAAAAGGGGTGAACCTTTTAGGATTTGCATTTCTGCAAATAAATATATGTGCTATACAGATGACGATGTTTTATACGATTATGAAGCATTGAAGTCTGGCGAAAAAACACTTGCGAATCTTCGTGAACATTTTTGGAACAAAAAATCGGATTGTTACCGTTTAGGAATGGTTGATGAAGATGCCAACAAATAAGAAACTCCAAAGGCAGCCCTTTGGAATAAAAATAAGGGCAGGAATAAATTCAAACCGAGCGGAGCGGTTAATCTCCGCAGAAAGAGAGGTTGCAGAAATGTGGAAAATATATGTTGAGATTGTCGAAGCAGGTGTAGGAACAAACGCAGAAAAGGTGTTTGAGGAACTGCGTAAAAGCGGTCTGAGAAAAAGAAGATACGGTGTGCTTGCAGTTTGCGAAACGGAAGAAGATGCGCAAGCACTGGTAAGGCTTAATCCTTCGTTTTTGAATCCCTCACTTTTGAGTGATGAAAAGAGCTTTATCGTGTATGCGCAAAAGTACGAAGGCACATTTCCGATGGACGAGTTCATCGTTTCACAAGCGTTCGAGAAAGAGAGGTCGTAATTATGAGAGCGAGAACAGTTATTCTTTTCGTGATTGCAAAGCTGATGGCGTTTGCAATTACAGCAAGTGCGGCGGTGATGTCATATCTGCCGTTGGCATACTTGGCGTATGAGGAGCGAGGATATTTTGCAATAGGCGGGGAAATTCTCGGGGCGTTGATTATCACCGCAGTTGTCGGTTGGGCGGCTAACATCGTGATGAAAGATTGGTTTAGGGGTATGCTGAAACTGGTCAGAAAGGAGAAGAAAATATGAGAGAGATTTTATTCCGAGCAAAACTGTTGTTTAACGGAAAGTGGGTATACGGTGGCTTTGTCGGAGAGTACGGGGGTTACCCGATAATTACTTCTAACGAGGGCGAAATATATGAGGTCGCTCCCGAAACCGTAGGTCAGTACACGGGGCTGACAGATAAGAACGGCAAGAAGATTTTTGAGGGAGATATAGTAAGCTGTATGACAAGATACGGCGGGGACGTTGGAATAGTGACGTTCAAAGACGGGAAATTTGTGGTTTATTGGCAAAGTGAATATCATTATCCGAAGTGCGGAAAAACAACCGAGGATTATTACGTGAATGCTAGAACAAAAGTTGTTGGCAATATTTACGATAATCCCGAGCTGATAGGAGGAGGTAACGAGAATGACGGATAAAGAGCTTATACGGGCGCTGCGGGGGACGCAGAGCAGGAGCAATAGAGAGTTGCTTGACGAGGCAGCCGAGCGTATACTGGACTATGCGGTAGACTTCGCATGCCCAAAACCCGATAAGTATCAGGATAAGTGCGGTAGTGCGCCTAACTCTATAGGCGAGTGTCGCACTTGCTGGGAAAGGTATCTTGCCGAGGAGGCTGACGATGAATGAATACATTGAGCGGGAAGCAGCGCTCGAGATTTGCGAAACAGAATATCAAAGCCGATTGCAAATGCTTGATTATTGCGGAGACACTGTGGCGTTGAATATTGGCAGCGAAATTAAAGCGTTGCCTGTCGCCGATGTTGCGCCAGTGGTGCATGGGCGGTGGAAGTCATACGGCGTGTTGCTTGAGTGTCAAAATTGTGGCGGGATTTATTTGATGCTTGGATGTAATGCAGAAACGTCATGGAGTTACTGTCCCAACTGTGGCGCAAAGATGGATTAAAAGAAAGAAAACGAGGTGTGAAAAATGGATTTGTTTCTCAAAATCGTGTACAGTCTGATTATGAATTTCGTCTGCTTTTTTGCGGGCTATCTCGCTTGCCGACAGGAAGAACAGCGTAGACGAAGCGAAGCAAGTCGCAAGCTGATATTGCAGATAGCGGACGAACTGAAAAAACTTGAAAAGGAGAAGACGGACGATGAACGCAAGAACTAAGTTGGAAATGTCAAAGTTTAAAACCGAGGAAATCGAAACAGCAAAACTTCCGAAGCTGATGTCAATTCGTGAGGTTGCACAAACTGGTGTTATCCCCGAACACGCATTGCGTAAGCTTATCAAGCTGGGTAAAATTCCTTGCATTTATTCGGGTCGCAAGGCGTTGATTTGCTTTGACAGGCTGTGTGAACTAATCGGAAAAGGCGAACTGTGAAATAAGGACGAATTAAAAAACTTGATAAAAGGAGAAAATGAACGATGAATGCAAGGGATAAGCTGTTACCGTGTGCTTGTGGCGGAAATGGTATCACGGTTGACGCAGAACCGCCCAAGGAAGAACTGGAGAAGTACGAACGCTGGGGCTGCGGACTGATACGGCATTACGCCGTCCGCTGTGATAAGTGCGGAAAACAGACAAAGCCGTACACGCTAAAGACACCAGCTTACAAAGAGTGGAACAGACTTAACCGTGAAAAATGCAAGTACAAGCTGTTTAACAGCAAGCAAAAAGCTATGGTAATGCGGAGGATAACGGCGATGTTAAAAGACGCAAGGGACGAATGCCCAAACGATGAAACGATAAAGGGATATGCCGAAGATTTATACAACGACATCCTTGTCGCCGCTGAGAAAGGAGCAAGCGATGCCCGAAAAGCTGATAAAAAGTAAACAGCGAGTAAAAGACTTTGCCGAGGTCTTTACGCCGAAACACATAGTCAAAGATATGTGCGACCTCGTTCCCGAAGAGATGTGGACGAATGTTGAAACAACGTTTTTAGAGCCGGCTTGCGGCACAGGAAACTTTCTTGTCGAAATCCTTGAGCGAAAGTTTAAGTTATGCAAAGACTGGGAAGACGGCTTGAGAGCATTAAAAAGCATTTACGGTATAGATATACAGCAAGACAACGTTGAAGAAGCAAAAGGACGATTGTTTGAGATGTATATCAAGCAGTTTCCGAAATCGCCTGCCATATCGGGATTGATAGCGGCACAGATACTTGAACGCAATATCGTGTGCGGTAATTTTATCAAGGAGTGGATGGACGAGATAGAGAAGAAAAAAGCAAAAAAAGAAGCGGCAAAAAGGAGTAAGAAAAAATGAAAGCACGCATAGCAAAAAGTAACGTGTCGAGCATACAAAGACAAATGGAACAAGTCGCAATGCAAGAAGTGCTTGCGATTTATCGTATGTGCGTTGCGATAGCTTTAAACCAAAAATACCATTTCGGCAACGGTAGACTGAAAGAAGTGTTTGATGAAACTGACAATGTGCTGAAAAGATTTGACAGTTATGCAGGAGATATAAGCAAAGCAAAAGGATACAGCGACTTAGACACGGGGCGAGAAATGCTCGTCCAGGCGTTAGAAAGTCGGGGCATCGACATTGAACACGTTGCAGGAATAAAAATTGTTAAGTTGTGAAACCAAAAAATTAAGGGCTGAAAAAATCAGCCCTGTTTTTTATTCGATTTCGTCAATCTTCCGCATCACCGAGTTGTAAAGCCGTCCGTTTGTTACCTTGATAACGTCCATAAGTTCGTCAATAACATCAAAGACCTTTACGCTGTTTTTATCCTCGACAGCCTTTAAAAAATCGGTTGTTCCCGATACTTCAAGCGGTGTTGCCTGTACAGCAGGAACGTTTCCGTTGAGATTTGCTCGGACTATGTAAAGCCAAGCAAGGCGTTCAACAGTTGCCCAAGTCGTATCGTGATTTGTTTCAAGGTCTAAAATGTCCTTGTCGATAATATCCAGCGAAAGCATTTCATCAACTCCGTTTCATTTTGCTTTTGTACTTATCGTGAATTTCCTGCTGTTCGCAGTAGATGGTCGGCATATCGTAGTCGATGCTTGCAAGGGCAATAGCTTTACGCTGTGCGGTTTTTAATTCGTGGTCTACGTCCTTGACAAGTTTCTTGATTTCGCAAGCCGTGGCAATTTCTCCGATTTCGTAAAGACTACAAACCGCTTCTTCGTAAAGTTTTTTCGTTCCCTTTTCCCAATCGACCCATTTCGAGAAACCGTCACGAACCGCTCTTTTCTTTGTCCCTGCGTCAACTTCCTGTCGTGAGTAGTTATACCAGTTTTCAGGAATTGCTTTAGGATTTGTCGCCTTTTCTGCAAGCGGCAAGCGGTTACAGTGGTTAAGATAGTAGCTCATTACTTTTCTGCGTGTCTTAAACTCGCAAAGAGCGTGATATTCATGACAACGCTTGTAGCCGTGCAGTTTTCGACCGAATAAAAAAAATAAAAAAATATTAAAAAAATGCGAAAAAAGTATTGACAAACGTTCCACTTTGTGTTATAATATAATCAAGGAAAGGGGATAAAGGAAAACCCCTTAAGTGAGAAAGGATAAAAAGATTATGGAAAAGACAGTTGCACAGTGGATTGAAGAAGCAGAAAACTTTAAGAGCGAGTTCGAAGCAAGTACAGGCAGACAGCCTACACTTGAAGACGTCAAGGCTGAAGTTGCCACGATAGATGGCATTGAAAACGCCGACAGCTACGCAGAAAAACTTTTCGGCTATATGGATTAAAGAAAGCGAGGAAAAGAGTATGAAAACAAACACAAGAAAGTATTTTGAGAAGAACGGCAAGATTTACGGCGACAGCTACAAGTACGAGTTCGGCAAGTGGTCGCACAGAGTGACAGAGTTCGACAGCTACGAAGCCGCTGAAAAGTGGCTTGACACTGAAGAATGCGACTTCCGCACCCGTGAACTTATCACGAAGACAGAAGCGAGAAAGCTCGGATACGCTTGCTAACGCAGAACGACACAGGGGCGAAAGCCCTTGTGGTAATGCGGCTAAGAACGGTCGTAAGCCCGTCAAGCGAGCATAAGAAAGGAGTGCTTTTATGAGCGACACGATGATGATATGTAGCGACAAGATGATATGTCTTGACTGCGGCGCTGTATTCAGCGTAGACGAGGTGGAAAGGGTGCAGGATTACCGTGGCGAGTGTTGGGGTAGACCTGCATACGAGGAAGAGCTGATATGCCCACACTGCAAAAGTAGTGACATTGACGATGCGGAAGAATGCGAAATCTGCGGAAGTTGGTGTTCGACAGAAGAACTGTATGACAACGGCGGTCTTTGTACCGCTTGCCTTGAAACGTACAGCACTGACAAGGAATGTTTCGAAGCGTGTGAGCGCAACAAGGACACGGAAAGCGTTGAACTGAACTCCTACCTTGCGTATGTGTTCAGCGAGGACGAAATCGAAGATATTCTTCTTGCAGAGTTGGCAAAGTCGGTGAACAGCACGAACCTTGCAAAGCTCCGTGAGGATTTTGTCAAAGAAAACAGCTTCGTGTTCAGAAAGGGGTGATAAGGTGAAAGAGAACAAGTTAAATTCACGACTTGTCTTGATAAGCGGTTTATCGGTACTTCCCGAAATAAAGCGAATGCTTGAAGAAATCGCATTCCGCAAGGGCAAGACGCTTGTCGGGTTATTTCGTGAAGAGATAATTCCGATGTATCTTAAAAAAGAAAGGAGATAGGACAAATGGCGGTACTCGTTATGATTTACGGTCAGAGCGGCACAGGAAAGTCAACAAGCTTGCGTAATTTTACAAACGATGAAGTGGCGGTTGTCAACGTATCAGGCAAGCCGTTGCCGTTCCGAAGCAAGCTGACAACATACGACACGGACAGCTACGCAAAAATATCAAGTGCGCTTGGCAAAATCGAGAGAAAGTCTATCGTTATTGATGACGCAACGTATCTGATGGTAAACGAATTTATGCGAACGGCAAAAGTCGCAGGGTATCAGAAATATACTGATATGGCGGTAAACTTTAACTCGCTTGTCGCACAGGCTTCACAGCTTGCAAATGACAAAATCGTGTATTTTCTCGGGCATTCCGACCTTAAAGACGATGGCACGGAGCATTTCAAAACTATCGGCAAAATGCTTGATAATTACGTCACGGTCGAGGGAAAATTTACTATCGTTCTGAAAACGGTTGTGCAGGACGGGAAATATTATTTTTCAACGCACAACAGCGGACAGGACACGGTAAAATCTCCGCTCGGTATGTTTGCGGAAAATTACGTTGACAACGATTTGAAAGCCGTTGATGCGATTATCCGTGAGTATTACGGGATAGGGGGCTAAGGCTATGGCGTTTGAAAACGGCATATCGGGATATGTAGAAGCACACGCAACGGTGACTGTTTACTTTCCGATTGACAGCAGAGGAAACGCATTTATCGACTGCAAACACTGCCCGTTTTTATCGAGTAACGAGCGGATTTGTCAGCTTAACAAAGAAGCGGTAGCATTCCCGACAAAGTATGTAGGCGGCAGATGCCCGCTTGAACCGATTGAAATTGAAAACCAAAAATCAACACAGGAGGAATAAACAAAATGAAAAAAGTAAACGTTGAAGCAAAGAAGATGAGCGAGAGCGTTCAGATACCCATTGACGGTTATGTAGTCAGCATTCTCAGCGCAAAGGTCGAAGAAACAAGCTACGGTGAAAGGCTTGCGATAGGCTTTGACATCGCAGAGGGTGAGTACAAGGACTTTTACAAGCAGAAGTTTGACAGCGACACAAGCGAGGATAAGAAATGGAAAGGTGTTATCCGCATCAACGTTCCCGATGAAAAAAACCAGTATTACGGCACACAGAAAAAGGTGTTCGGTAACTTCCTTGCTTGCGTTGAAGAAAGCAACGAGGGTTATCACTGGGATTGGGACGAGAAGAAGCTGAAAGGCAAGTCGCTTGGCATCGTGTTCCGCAACAAAGAATGGGAAAAAGACGGCAACAGCGGTTGGTATTCAGAACCGTATAGCGTAAAGAGTGTACAGGACATTCGTGACGGCGAGTTTAGGATACCGAATGACAAGCCATTAGCAAACAAGCAGAAAGCCGCTCCCGTAGTGGCACAGCCCGAAGAGATTGACGAAGATTATCCGTTCTGAGAAAGGAAAAAGATATGGCAAGATATGTTACTAACTCATCGGACAAGAGTAAAGCGGTAACGCTTATACTCTGTCTGATACTTGGTCTGATAGGCGGTCACGACTTTTATCTCGGTAAAATCGGCAGTGGATTTTTAAAGCTGTTCACCTGCAATCTGTTTGGCATCGGTTGGTTCATCGACCTCATAAGGATAGCAACAGGCAGCTACCGTGATAATGTCGGCGCACCGATAAGAAAGTAAAAAAAACAATAACACGAAGAAAAAAGGAGTAAATGGTATGGCAACAGCAAAAAAAGCAGAAGTGGTAGAGATTAAGCCCGTAGAGCTTAGAACAGTTACGTTAAAGATAGTCGGTGATACGCCGCTTATAGTACACGCTTGGTCGGAAAAGGCAAAGCGTATGATGCTCGAAGCACAGATGGGGCTTGCAAAGGGCAAGAAAAAGGAAGTCAAGAACCCCGTTGATGACTTTATCCAGTCGATGTACTGGCTGACCGACAAGCCCAAAGAAAGCACGGAAGAAGCCTTTGTGCAGGCGATAAATGACGGAGCAAGGTTCGGTTTCCCTGCGACAGCGTTCAAGCAGTCGGCAATTTCGGCGGCTTATCGCTTAGGCTATGTCAAGGACAAGATGGGCTTGCGTGGTGCGTTCTTCGTAAACGGCGATGAAAACGGTATGATAGAAATACATTCCGATACGCCGATTATGCGTGAGGATATGGTAAAAATCGGTATGGGAACGGCTGATTTACGCTATCGTGGCGAGTTCCGCAACTGGTGGGCGGAGTTGAATATCAGCTATAATGCGAACGGCTCATTCTCGCTTGAAAACATTGTCAACATAATCAACGCAGGAGGTTACGCTTGCGGAGTAGGTGAATGGCGTGTTGAAAAGGACGGTCAGAACGGTGCGTTTCACGTTGTAGGTTAATTTTTAGGTAGTCGTGGTTTGGCAGGTTAGGTGCGGCAAGGAGTGTTTGGGTGAGTTGCGTTAAGGCTCGGTATGGTGTGGCAGGCAAGGTATGGTCTGGTACGGTATGATAGGGCGAGGTGTGTTAAGGCAGGCGTGTTATGGCAAGTCAAGGAATGTTTCGGTATGCTGAGGTTAGGCAGGTGGGGTTAGGCTTGGCTCGGTGCGTTGTTGCTTGGTATGGCAGGCTTGGAAATCCAAAAATCGAAAGGAGTTATTTTTTATGGTCTACGAATGGAAAGATTTAGCGTCTGTACGCAACATTAAGGCAGACGCACAGGTGGCAGGAGAGGGTT